CCTGTGTGGAACCGGGCGATACTTGTTTTTATTACAAGCCATTATTGCTAGTCCGGAACTTATAGTAGCATCATACTTAGTTCTATTGTTTATGTTAAAACCACTCCAATCTGTAAGTGTTTGTTGAAAATACATATCACCGTAATCTACTTCTAGTCCTCCAACAAATTCCTCTATGTAGCTTTCTATTGCGGCTGCGTGAGCTTGCTTAACATCTTCACTTGAGTTAGGTATTCCACCTATTTCTTTTTCTGTGGTTGATAATTTGTTCCAGATTTTATCTGGTCTATTAATTGAAAAACCTCTATAACCTCTACGTTTAAAATAATATAATAATCTAGGTTTATTATTTTCACACAGTAAAGGCATACCATAAAAAACACAAGCCATTAATACATCTTCAAAGAATATCTCTGCAGTTTCCGGTCTTGATATATATTCTAAAAAAAAGTGGTTTGGAGGAACATCTTCCATAGAAAATTTTGTTAATCCATGAAGTGCTCCTTTAGAACCGCGACCGTCAACAGTACCACTAATATCATAAGAGTCACACCCGAACGCTCCAACGTGTTCGTTGCCAGGATATTTAAGTCCATTTTTTAATATTACATTATTTTGTAAATTTTTAGGTGGTATCCATGATATTTTAAATCTTCCATTATTGCTTGGAACAAACATTATTCTAGTATCCTTTATACCTTGAGCCCAAACAAAATTACCTTGAGACAAAGACTTGTCATTACCTACATCGTTATTATGATCTATTTGTTCATATATCTTAGTTAAGTTAAATAAACTATTTTTAGTCTCGTCTCTAAAAGCATGATCCTCTGTTCTTGGAAACTGTCTGTAATATTCATTTAAACTGTCTTGATCTTCTTTTAATCCTTCTACTTCATTTTCCCAATGTTGTATTACTCCGATTGTAATCTTAACACCATCTCTTCCTTTCGTTTCACTTGGTGGTTCAATGAATACAGGTAGTCCAAAAGTATCCATGAATCCTTCGTAGTTCCATTCCATAGGGATGAAAAGAGAGTACAAGCCAGAAGATGTTTGTCCGTTTCTATTTCTTTTTGTAACGTTTGAATTGTTGTATAATTTTCTGAAGTTGTCTCCACCTTTATCTAATGCGTTTGAAGTTGAGCCCATCATACACTTGCCTACTATTCTTCGGCCTAGTCTTAGTGTAGTTTTTGTAACTCTCCAGTTGTTTAATATATTGTCTGGTCGTTCCCATTTTCCTGATTCATCGTGTGCTAATATTTTTAATTTCTCACCATCGTAAGAGTTGTCCCCCGTGTTTTTCCAATCAATAGTTGTATCTAAACCTTGTAATTCTTCTAGCTTAACATTGTCATCTAATTTACGTCTAGTAAGTTTTGAAGCTGGGACTCTATACGCCAGTTCGGTTTTAGGACGATCCATACCATCCTGGATCGGCTTGAAAAAAAACGGATAGTTAACGGATATTGGTACAACTTTATCTGTGAACATTTTTTTAGCATCTGCTCCAGATTTTGAAAGGATGCCGAATCTGGCATCTGAAGATATAGTTGCCTGGTTAACAAGCTCTGCCGATGACATAAAGGAGAAACCAGACCGTCTGTTTTTAAGGTAACACATTCCATAACATCTGCTATCGGCTTTACATGCTTCCCAAAAGATGAAGAATAATCTGTTTGCTTCTCTGTAATCAGGTGCTCCGATGTCAATTTTTGACCACTGCAAATACATGTAATGAGTGCCAGTGATGTAAGTAGGCATACCGTTATTAAAAAACCAGTAACCGTCTGATCTACGTTTAAATTCTTCATCTATATAATCGTACCATTTTTCTTTAAAAGCTATAGAATAACTTTCCCAGTCAAATCTGCTTTTTATTTTATCTAATTCTTTTGGGTATTCATGCTTTTCCCAATATTGTTCCTTTTTATTTTCGCTTCGTTTAAAAGGTTCGTCTGCTTTTGGTAAAGCAATACGGAGGTTTTGAATTTCAATGATCTGTCCAATTTGTCCAGTTTTACTAATTACTATAAAGTCGTAATCTTCATTATACCCATATTCCCATTTTTTATATCTATTTTGTTTAGATAATATTTTAGGATTTACAATATCTTTTATCTCTTTCCAAAGAGTTTGATTATAACTCATTTGCTTCTTTTTTCAGCAAATCCTCTAAACTGTTTTAGATCTTGCTCTTTACCCATGCTCTTAAGAGTAGCTTCTTCTTCTTCTATTCTCTGTAGTATTTCAAAAGCATCCATTATACATAACTTCTTTGTTGCGGCTGCATTTTTTAGTCTATCTGCAGAAACATCATCTTCAGTATGAGTTATAATTTTCTCTTCTGCTACTTTAATTAATTCTACTACGGCTTTACGCCCAGCTTGGATTATATTCTTCCTCGTTTCCTTCGTGCTCATGTGTTATAGCTATATCATTAGATTTCATACAATAAAGGCGTTCACCTTCTATAATAAACTCAAACTCTGAGTCGGGAGTAAATATAATAAGATCTCCAGGTGTCAATCCTGCGCGTTCTAAGGACTTATTAGAATATTTTAATATACCAAAGTATTCTTTTTCTTTTCTGTTGTATATGTCTTCTATTTCCTTAATTGGTTTAACAAAACAATAATTTAAATGGCTATTGTTATTGTACATATATATTTGTTCAGGAGTACAAAAATATAAATCATCTTTAAAGTAAGTGCTACTATTTCTTTCTTTTCCTTTTTGATCGTACCATCTTCTAAACACATTGTGATGTATATAAACTACATCTCCAACTTTTACTTTAGAATTATAAGCAGCTGGAGTAGAAACTACAACTGCTTTTTTACTTACAAATCGATGATTTTCAATAGTAGTGTTTATGATAAGATTTTTATCATCTACTTTTTTAATATTGTCATACCTTTCATTTAAAGGTTTAACAATAAAGTCGTACAAAGATTTCATCAATATTTTAGATCATATTCTACAGCTATAGCCATTTGACTATTAAATCTTTTCCAGGGCAAAACTTCATCTCCTTTTTTAATATAGATAGAATATTCTCCACTTGAATTGTTATTTAATATATCACAAATAGTATGACCGCCATAAACTTCTTGACCTACAGCATAATGCATAGCATCATTTTTATAGTCTGAGCCAATGCTTATTTTTCTAATATTAGACATTTTCTAATTGCTCAACTTTATCTAATTCATTAAAAGTTCCGTCCTCAACATTGATGTTTATTTGACCATAAGCATCTTCTAGTTCTACTTTAAATTCTTCAACTTCTTTATTTACAGAAGCTAACTCATGCAACAGCCCGTGTTTTTGGCTTTCTAATATTCCTATTTGCTGAATTAACTCATTTAGCTTTCTTTGTTGTTCTTGAATTTTAGTTAAGTGTTCTTTATTTATTTTATTCATTTTACTTGATTTAATAAAATTTATGTTATTGTTATTATTATTATCACTTGTTTTTGTAAGGTATTCCAATTTTATTTCCTATCATGATTTTATGTTTTAAGCGGTTTCAGTTGTGTTTATCTTCATTAACAGAGAACCAGCGGTTCCTACTACATTAGAAGTATTTACTACCCATCCAAAAGTATTAGACTTAGTAGCGCTTATATCTACTTTTCCATCAGTATTTCCTTCTTCAATTAACTCTCCAATTTCTGGATTATTAACACCACTATAATCAACATCTGTTATTCCACTTGTTTTAAGCTGTAAGTAATCGCCAACTGTAACACCACCAACTTGAGTAGCTGACCCATACAACGTGTTATAAGAAACTCCTACTGCTAATTCTGCATCAGTAGCACTAGACCCTAAATCTATTTCTTCATCTTGAGGATTATTATGACCAGTGTACCACTTATTTTGGAAACCACCAGATGTAGCCCACCATTGAGAAAATTCAGAACTCATAAAGCAACCATTATAATAATTATTGCTAGCATCTTGAACTGGGTTTTTAGACCATCTCATAACACCTTCTAATCCTCTATCTATAATAGATTGACCATCTTGAAGTAGTCTAGGCTCTGTAGTATTATAAGCAGAACCATATTCACTTGTTTGTTGTAGTCTTTGTATCTGTTCTTGAGTTCTTACACCCCAATGATGAAATTTTGTATAACTCATATTATCCTAATTCTATTGTTTGCAATGCTATCCAAAGTAAATCACCAGTAGATCCAGATTCTAAAGCAACACCAAACGAACCCGTACTTGGAGATGTTTCAATTCTAAATCTACCAGCAGTAGAACCTGGTTCACAAGCATTTCCTTTAGTTATAGATTCACTAGCTATAGCTTGTACTTTACCACAGTGAGCAACTGACACAAAACCACCAACTGGATTTCTATTAGCTACACCAACAAATTTTGGAAAATTAGCTGTACTGGTAGTCATTAAAGCAACTTCACCAGTAGCAGTAGTACCAGAACCAACCGTATACAACGTATTTCCTTTTACCACTGTAACTCCAGAATCTATAAGAAAACATAGAGATCTTTCATCTAGCCATATTCTACCGTTATATATTTCTAACATCTGAGTGTCTGTATTAAACACAGTGGATCCAGCAGTTATTTTAGGACTAGACGTTGGTATTGCATCTATTTGAGCTTCTGTTAAAGCTCCATATGTATAAGGTAACGCTTGATAACTCATATTAAAATACTTCTGCTGCTGTTCCCCACATGCACACTTGTGCTCCGTCTACAGTTGTGGGTGTTGCAGCTGTTGATGTAATTATAGGAAAATCTGGATCTATTGCTTTTCCAAATGCTCCATTTTTATAAGAACCTATAGGCGCATCATCTACTTTGCCACTACCATCAGTCCTAGAATATATAGCTTCACTTCTTCCTAAAGTTCCTTGTCTTTTCATAGGCCATAAACCCATCATAGCTACAGTAGCAAAGGCGAGTTCGCCTCCTTCATCACATGGTTCTAAGGCAACTCCCATTGGTCTCTCTGCTTCAGCAACACTAGTAGCTTTTACCACCAAAGGTCTAGCCCCTGCAGCACCTGGTAAATCTTCTATTAACGGACAGCATAGGAAATCTCCAACACCCCATCCATTACCATCACTATCGTAACACAAATAAATTCCAGCTCCTATCCAGTGAGAACCATAAACTAAAGATCCACCTTGATCAAAATCGTACCAAGTTAATAGTTTATAATCCTTTATAGATTGAGAAGCGTGTACGTAACTCATTTCACAAACAACAGTATCTCCACTAACTAAAGTAGGGTTCCAATAATTAGAAGCGCCAACAGTTTTTCTGTTTATAGCAAATATTTCATTATATGTTTTAACACCATAGTTAGTGCCTCCTGTATTGTTAAACGTGTAGCTCATAATTATTTAATCCACCAGTTTGAACCATCTGAAATAACTTCGTAATAAGTACCAATAGAAGCTAAAGGTAAACCGTTTGTTGTTCTATTAGTTCCATCTATAGTTTGACTACTTAAAGTTTTTATAAGAACAGTATCATCTACACTGTTTTGAGCAGCATATTTAATACCTATTATTTTACCACTATTACTAGCGGCTGTAGGTAAAGTTATTACTATATCAGGAGTACCTGAAGATGTAGTTACAGTGTAAAAAGTATCTACCGCTGCCGGGTTAAGTGCAGCGCTTGTTTGAGCCGTAACAGCAGATGGAAAACCACCACCTGAACTACCTGAAGCGTTAAGTGTTATAGTACTAGCTGCTGATTGATTAGTAGTAAAACTACCACCGCCAGTTAAGCCTGTTCCAGCTGCTATTGTTATAGTAGTATTATTAGCGGCTGATGGTATATCTGTGTCTCCTTCTAAAGCTGTACCTGCAGTAGTACCAAAACCTGGAAAAGTAACCTTTGCAGTGTTATTGGTTATTGCAGTAGCTTGAGCCGTAGTTATTGTAGTAGTATTACCAGCTAGAGCTGTTGTTGAAGAAGTTCCTATTTGTAAAAATCCAGTTGCTGTTACATCTGCTAAACCACCATTTCTAGTTAATGTTAAAGTACCAGCTGAATAAGATGCCCCAGTAACATAGTAATTATCATTAGTGTCTGCAGGAGTAGCTATCCAACGACCTTCTCCTGATGCATTAATTTCTAATATTCTACCTGCTGTGCTATACGCAGATTGAATAGCTATCTTATTTGGTAGCTGCATAACATAACTTACAGCTGTATTAGAAGCGTGGTCAGGACCTAAAATATCTACGTAATGATTGTTTTGGTTGCAATTAATTCTAAGTCTACCAGCAAAGCTTGCTCCATTACCGGTTAATTGAAGAGCGTGGTTAATTGTTTTGGCTACAGTAACTCCTGATTGCTTTAGTTCGACTTCACCAGCAGTTCCACATACTATAGCTTGAGTATTATCTGTTGTTACTTCGAACTTATCATCTGCTGTAAAGCCAATGAAAGTATCTGTTGGACTCTGTGTGTGAGATATTTTTTCTTTTATTCTAATGTCAGAAGAATCAATAGTTACTACAGGATCTGCATCAGATGTTTGAGATATAGCAGAATCTCCAAGAGCCGTAGTTGTACTAAATATCGGCAATGTTAAGGCAGTTCCAGAACCTGTAATAGTTCCACTACCAGTTGTTATAGAAACACTTGAATCACCTGACTGGTTAGCTGTAAATGTAGTAGCTGAACCATTTACTGTTATAGTAAGCTCTCCGTCATTAACAGTAGGTAAAGACGCAGATGTTATATATCCTGCATCGTTTGTCCATTGTGAGTTATTACCACTTTTGTTAGTTAAAGTATCAGATGATGTTGCAGTTATGAAATTACTACCGTTTGTTAATTGATTGTTGTTTGTAATAGAATTATTAAACGTTATAGTTTTATCAGAGGATTGATTTAAAGTAAAGTCGCCTCCACCAGTCAAATCCGTGCCTGCTACTAAAGTTATAGTATTATTGTTAGCACTTCCAGAAACCACAAGATTACCAGAGCCTAATAAATTATTACCATTTATAGTTTTAATATTAGTACCACTAACTAATGCATCTTGTTTATTATTAAATATATTCCAGCTGGTAGCTGATATAAAACCATTTGTACTTGTGTCGCCTTCTACTATAGAAAATGCAGGAGCTGGACCACTACCACTTGTAACTGCCAAAGGTGCTGTTGCGCTTACACTAGTTAAAGTTCCTGATCCTTTATCATTAAATGTATTCCAATCATTAAATGTTAAATAACCACTAGCGCTTGTAGTAGCTTGAGGTATACCAATTGTCCCTGTATTAGTTATTGTACCACCTGTTAAAGGTGAACTAGCAACTATTTCAGTTACTGTACCTGTATTATTTGTCTTATTATTAAAAATGTTCCAGTCAGTATTCGATAGGAACCCAGATTGACTAGTATTAGCTTCTTGAATACCAACAGTCACATCACCAGTTGTTCCACCACCTGTTAAAGGAGAAGTTGCAGTAACTCCGGTAATATCACCAGAACCACCACCACCTGCTACGTTTACTGTAATAGCGTCTCCTGAGGCTGTTGCTGTTACACCAGATCCTGTAAAGTTAAAACTAGTAACATCTGACGTTAATTCAGTACCTTCGTCAGAAACTGCTATACTGCTACCACTACCTGTTGTAAAAGATATATTAGTATTACTTGATTGATTAGCTGTAAAAGTACTTGAAGATCCATCAACGGTTATAGTTAAAGTACCATCACCTACTGAAGATGAAGTTATATATCCTGCTCCATTAGCAAGTTCATTGTTATTAGTAGGTATAGTAGGTTTACCAGTTAAATCACTATAATTTCCACTAAAGTTGCTTTTATTATTAAATGTATTCCAATTTGCAAATGTTAAATAACCATCCGTAGATCCATTAGCAGCGGGCATTGAAACAACAGGTGTGTTTCCAGACGTAACAGAAACCGGTGCAGTACCAGTAACACCTGTTACAGTTCCACTTCCTTTACTATTAAAGATTACCCAGTCATTACTGCTTAAGTAGCCATCTGATGAAGCGCTTGCTTGAGATATTGATATTGTAGGAGTATTGCCAGAGGTTCTAGATAGTGGCGCAGAAGCTGTGATAGAGGTTATCGCGCCAGTTAAAACGCTTGTCTTAAGATCTGTTCCAGTTATTTTAACATTGCCTGATCCTGAATAACCTGCTAAACCATCTATTTCCGTTATATTAAATTTTGGAACGAATATTGAATTGTTACTTATTTTTGCATTTGCCATTATATACTATTTATGCTTCTAAACCTATTACATCTGACAAATCAGATTCTAAAGCTATTAAAAATAAATCAGCCTCTAATTCTATAAAGTTAGTAGGAGGAGATGGAGGAGGAGTAACACCTGATTGACCAGGTAAATTGATCCTACTTGGAATTGTATACTTTAATGATATATACATTTAAAATAAACCTAATATATCACCATTAGCAAGAGTTCCAGTAGGCAAACTAATGCTCACTACTTCTATAGCTAGTATAGGTAGAAAAGATCCAGCCGCTGTTCCTTTAAAAGTAACAACAGTACCACTTTCTAATTTAACTGTTACATCAGCTACTACACCAGCATATATACATGCTCCACGTGTAACTATCTTAGTTATGTCAGCTGTAGGTGTTGGAACTAAAGGAAAGCCTGATTGTTTTAATGGTACTGTAGTAGTGTTTAATGTTAAAACTAAATCAGACTCAGGATCTAAAGCCATACCTAAAGCATCTTTTATCTGAGCTTTGGTTATAGTAATAGTATCTGCGGCAACGTAACCACTATTGTAAGGTGTTACACACACTATGCTTGTACAAGTTGAAGTACCGGCTCCACCTGTAAATATTGCTCTTAGAACAACAGGTGTTCCACTGCCACTATTAGTAGTAGTAAAATCAAACTGTCCTGGATCCGTGTCAGTAGGATTAGTTGTTATTAAACCATCTAATTCTGTATTTAAAGGTATTGAATTCAACACTGTTACATCAGCTGCTGGAACTGCTACAGCGTCATGTGCAAATACCCTTGGTTGAGCTGCTTCATTACCTTCTAAACCAGCTATGTCTATTTCGACTTTTCCTGCCATTTTTTATTTTTTAATTTTTGTTATTTTCTCTGCGCCTCTGCTTCCAAAGTACGCTACATATACTGTTATAAGAAGAGCTTCTAGTAATGAAACCCAACCTGTTTTTATTTCTAATAATACAGTTGAATCTAGTATTATGAATATTGTCATCGCTAAAGTTAGAAATATAAGTGCCATAGGTCTTGTGTTTTTACTAAGCCATGAGTCACTTTTCATATCACTATTCCAGCGTGCAGATACGTTATTCATCTCTGCTACGTCTTGCTCTAGTAATTTTAATGCAGTTTCTTTATCTTCAGCACTAATATTACTATCACTTGATATTAAATTTTTTACTATACCAAACGCTCCGTTGTCTGGTAAAATATCTCCAATACCGTCTAATATTTTAGGGGCTTTATTTTTTAGGAAAGCCCCTATCTTTGTTTCTTTAAACTTCTTCTTACCCACCACCAGAGTTTACTACATTAACGTTTTCATTTCTTATTTCTTCTAAACCAGTTTCAGTTTCAGTTGTTTGTTGGTCTAAAGCATTTTGAATATCTGTTTCATCTCCTGTTTGGCCAATAACTACACTTTCATCGTTTAGCGCATTATCTTCTTTAGTAGCATTTCTATTCTGAACTTCAGTAAGAGTTTCACCTATAAACTTAGGATTGCCATTAATATCAAAACCCGGGTTATTAGGGTCTACGTTTTGTGGATCATACCTCTCATTGTAGGTTTTGTTGCCAGTTGAAACAGAATTTGTAGTTACATTAGTGTTGATGTTATCTTTTACTGGGTTAGCAACTTGTTGTATTTCGCTTTCACTCTTAGATTTACCCGGCTTAGCATTTACTGTTTTATTCTTCTTTTGCCACCAAGCTTCTGCAGCACCAACAAAGTCTTTATAACTTTTGTACTTATCTTTAACTCCACCTTTGTTTTTCTTCCAAACAGTGGCGTAGCCTTCTAAGTTTCCTCTTTCAGCTTTTAAAGTTTCAGATTGATCAGTACCACTTTCTTGAGCTGCAGCATTTACTCTTGCCTGTGCTTCATCTATTCTTTTTTGAGATACATCAAATGGGTCAGATTTTTTGTTTTCATTAGCCTTAAATTTAACTGTAGTTTTTTCATCTTCCTTTTTCATAGGAGAATTAATTAAACCTCTTTTCTGCATAGGCGAATAAGAACATTTATTCTTTCCTATTGGTGACATCTTAAAAGCCATATTAATTAGACTTCATGTGTTTAGAAAGAATACTACCTAGTTTTTTAAGTTGCTTCGCAGCAGCACCTGGTTTTTTAGCTGTGTAAGATCCACCATCTTGGTTAGACTTCATGTAAGCCATAGATTTTTTCGTTGATGGTGATTCACCAGCAGCTGTTTCTAACGCTTTTCTCTTTTCGTAGTTTCCAGCTTTTTTATTTCCAGATTTATAATCAGCAATAGCATTTCTAGCATAGTCTTGCTCTACTCTTTGTTTAGATTTTTTTGCTGGCGAAAATGCTGATTCAACTTCTGTTTTAAAACGTGGGCTTGGATTTGTTTTGCGATTAAATTGAGCGTCAATCATATTCTCAAAAGCATCTTCCTGTTGATTACCTTTAACTTTACTTTTAGTCTTGTTTCTACCAGAATCACCTTTAGTTACAGTCTTTTTCTTTGTAACATAATCACCTGTGTTCTTATTAAGTTTAGTTTTTACTTTAGTCTTAGATATATCGCCAGTACGTACATCTTCTTTTTTCTTCTTGTCAACAGTAACTTTTTTGTTTTTATTAGACTTAGACTTAGATTTTGAAGATATAACTTTTTCCATTTTAGGTTTGATATTCATTTTATCTCTTTTCTTTGCAGGGGAAGCTTCTATCTTAGCTTTCAACTCTGGCGGTAAATTCTTTTGTTTACCTTTTAATTCTTCTTTAGCTGGTGATTTTTTCATTTTTGCGGGTGTTTTTATTTTTTCTTTTCTTTTGACTTCTTTGCCATCTACGTATGTGCTTTTAATCGTTTTCTTTACTTTAGCTTTTTTACCTGTGCTAGCACTTGTTCCTGTTTTTTTTCTTTTAATAACGTATTTTCCTTGTTTCACATCGGGCGGCATGATTCCTTCACCATCACCGGGTTTAATGATTTCAGCTCCTGGGTCGTTTGTTTTAACGGTAGATTTAGTTTTAGTTCCAGTTTCAAATTTCTTTTTATTTTTAACAACTTTTTTGTCACCTTTAGTTATTGTCTTTCTAGTGCCAGTCGCTGCTCCTCCTCCTCCAAATGCATCAAAACCCGTAGTTTTTTCTTTAGTTACAATTCTTTTAGGTCTCTTTTTAGTACCTGGTGACTTTGCTCTAGCTTTTTGCTTTGCAGTTGGTCCTGAACCAGCACCTTTCATTTTAGCATTAGCTACAGATCCAGCAATTTTAGTAGCTGCTGCTTTGCTTTTGCCTTCTTTCATTAATTTTTTTACTAAACTTTCAAAACTCATGATTTTTCTTTTTTATATGCTTCTGCTTCCCATGGGAAAAATTTACTTCCTTCAGGAGACCATTTGCCTTTATATTTTATTTTACCGTTTTTTCTTGGATATTTATTTCCATCCCACATTATGTGGTCATCACTATAATCTAAACCTTTTTTACCGTTTGACTTAGCAAATTTTTTAAATTGATCTACGTGAGCCTCTTCATGACTTTCTACTTTTTCTAAGTCAGAGTCTGCAACATCTTTATTTATTACTATAGTACCGTTTTTATTAGCCCTACCCATAACTCCGTCTTCATCGTCTATTCTATAGACAGGAGTTGTTTTTATTTCGTATGGAGGTTTTAATTTAAAAGACATTACTCTGATTTAAATGCTAATAACATTTCTCTCATGCTCATGCCAAAACAAATACCAGAATAGAAAGCATGGCCTTCTAAAAGTAGCATGGCTCCTACAAATCCTAAAGCAATAGCCTTAGAAAGTGGATGATTAACTAACATTTTTATTTTTTCCATAATAATTATTTTTAACAGTTCCATCTTCTTCTTGCTGCTTTACCTCTTTACTTTTCCAAGATTTAGATCTAGCACAAAAAGCTTTTCTACGTTTAGCTGATTTACTTCCAGGTTTTAATTTTTTAGGATCAGTTGTTACAGCAGTTTTTAATTTGCTTCCTGGATTTTTTCTTTTATATTCGTTTACACCTTTTTGAGTCATTCCTCCTCCAGCAGCGCCACCCGTACCAGTGTCTTTAGCTTTGTTAAAGTTTTTACCTTTACCTATAGTTCTTCTTACGTCTCCTTTTTTTTCAGCAGGTGATTTTTCACAACTACCTTTAGCACCGGCTGTAGTGCCGGGAACTCTTTTATAACCTTTCCAACATTTAGCAGGCGACTTCTTTTCTTCTGGTGATTTTTCACCACACTTTAAACTAGGGTTAGCTACTTGTCTCCAATCTTGCTTCACCCACTCTTTTAAACTACCACCACTACTAGTGCCTGTAGTATTACTTTTTGAAGATCTTTTATATTTTCCTTCAGAACCGGCCTTACGTTTAGCATTTACTATACTGGTTTTCTCTTTAGAACCCATACTACGAATTTTAGCCAATGGTAAACATACTTTTTTAGTACCTCCACCTTTTGCTTTTGTTTTTTTCATAGCTGAACCGTTTAACATTTTCCTTTACCTTGTTGTTTAGATGCCCATATATTTGCGTAAGCTGATGGGTATACATCAAACTTAGCTCTAGCAGCTGCTTTACAAGATGCTGATAATTTTCTCATAGCAGGTGAATCGCCACTATATTCAAAAGCTTTATCTTTCATACTATCTTTTTTTAGGAGTTTCTAATTCTTTATCTATTTGTCTACACCACTCTCTAAGTTCTTTAACCTCATCCTCTAATCTATTTATATGTTGAGTGTGCCAATCTTGTTTTAAATCGTATTCTATACGATCTATTACTGCTTCAGGCATTGCCTTAGCATCAGCTATATCATCTTGCAATGTATAGTACATGCCAACAAAAGATGCTGTTATTACTACTAAACTAATTATTGTTTTGAGATCTATTTTAAATTCTGTTCCTTCAGAGATTTTCATATTCATGAGTTGCGTCAAACGATGGACAAGCTTTATTAGCAAAGTCTTTATGTGAATGTATCACAGCTTCAGGATACATCGCCTTAAGTGTTCTTAACACTGCTAACAGGCTATCTTCTTGTTCTTCTGTTCTAGTATCTTTCGGGGTCTTACCATCAACCTCAACGCCTCCGCAATAGCAAATACCGATTGAGTTTCTATTCTGACCCTTCGTGTGAGCCCCGATTTTAGCTATA